GTTGGTGTAATGCAAAAACACGTTGTGGTGATTGCTCGGCACCAGCATTAGATATTGAAGGAAAAATCCTTGGGTTTTGGACGCATGGTAATGGAAAAACCTTTGGTCGTTTTGAACCTATAACAAAGGAATTTAAAGAGTTGATTGAAGCGGAAGCGGATCCTACCGTACATACGGGTTTGGATTTTCGATCCCGCCCCCTCTCCCCCAAATATTGATTGAGAGGCCGTTCTTTGAACGGTATCCTTCGATTTTTAGGGAGAAGGATGGGGCGTCTTTATTTTCAGACACTGTTTATTTGTCTGAAGAACATCAAAAGTATTTGAAAGATGAGTACTTTCCTATTGTGGCACAAGTAAAACGTTTCCCCCGCTATGTAAATAATAGAGGACCGGATATTTTTGTTAGAAGTTTTATGGATGAAAATAATATACCTGACAATCCGGAATGGGGGTTACCCGTACCAAATCAGGATGCTGCCTATAAATCAATGTCAAAGTATGCAAAAGATATTTTACCATTGAGTGAAGAACAAGTACAGGCGATGAATTTAGCCTGGAAATGGACAGAGCAGCATGTTTACCCTTATATGAATGGAGCATGTATTCGTACCGTTGATGAAGCTATTGTTGATTTAGATAAAAATACTTCATCGGGTTATCCATTTAATACACTATATGCAAAGAAAGGTGAATTATTGGAAAAATGTCCTGAAATAGTGGATTGGTTTGTAGAGGATTGGAATAATCTTCTTGATGATACATACAGCACTTGCTTTACAAATTCTCTGAAGGAAGAAATTAGACCTTCAGCAAAGACGGCATTAAATAAAATTCGCACCTTTACAGCTGGTGCGATTGATGCTACAGTCCATGGAAATCGATTGTTTGCTGATATGAATGAAAGAATGAATAGGTCTTATTTAAAAAGTTCCTCAGGAGTAGGAATGAGTCCTTTAAAGGGAAATTGGGATCGTTTATATAGAAAATTAAACGTTTTTAATAAGGGTTATGCTCTTGATGAATCAGAATATGATTCATCATTAAGAGTTTTTCTAATGTGGGGTTGTGCAAAACTCCGTTGGAATATGTTACGGGAACAAGACCGAACAAAAGACAATCTACAAAGGATTAAAATTTATTATAGAAATTTGATAAACACTTTGATTGTCACTCCTGAGGGAGTTTTGGTGATGAAGTTAACTGGAAATCCTTCAGGTTCGGTTAATACAATCAATGATAACACATTGATTTTGTACACACTTTTGGCTTATGCATGGATTATGCTATGTGAGGGAGAACCTAATTACTTGGAATTTGAGGCCAATACGGCCAAAGTTCTTGTTGGTGATGATAATACATGGACTGTAAGTGATTGGGCACATTCTTTTTACAACGGAAGAGCAGTGATAAAAGAGTGGGTAAATTTAGGAATAACAACCACAACAGATACCTTAGAGCCAAGAAAAGCTCAGGATCTTGATTTTTTATCTGCTGAAACAATATTTTATGGTGGAAAAGCTATACCCGTATATAATCGGGGTAAGTTAATGACCAGTTTGTTGTATTGTGAAAAGAAACAGC